GTCTAATTACCGATATGATGCATACGAAAGTAAGTTATCATTCACTGCTTCGCAAGTACCTACATTAGTAAGTGCAAGTGTTGGTACTGAATATAGGGCTTACATTTCAGATACAACATGCTCAATTTGGCATGGTAGTATTAATGTATTTACTACTCAACCTTTGGATAAAACAAATTACGTTAATCAGATACCATTAGAAGATGTGTATATTAGTAACGTGACAGATAATGAATATATAATTCTAGACTAATATGAAAATAAATCAAAACTTTAGTGTAGTTAATCTTACACAACAAGACATTCCAGTTATAACGGAAGATACAAAGACAAGATACCAATGGGTGCCGGTAGGCGTTATTGGACCTGATGATTTCTTCCAAAACGTAATAGATTCTTATAACAACTCAACAACCAATGCAGCTTGTATTGAAGGTATTGCTGATTTGATATATGGTAAGGGATTGTACACTAAGAACAAAGGATTTGAAGAAACTTTAGGTAAGTTAATACCTCAAGAAGAAATTAAAAGAGTAGCATTTGATTTGAAGTTGTATGGTAATGCAGTTTTCCAAGTTTATTGGAATGATGACCATACTAAGATAATCAAAATGTTTCATGCTCCTACACAAAATTTTAGAGCTGAGAAATTATATGATAGTCCAAGAATTGAGAATTACTTTTATTGTATAGATTGGAGTGACCATAAAGCACAAAGAAATAAGAAAAAGATTCCAGCTTTTGGTACATCAAAAGAGAAGATGGAAATACTTTGGATAAAGAATTATTCACCTGGCAAATACTATTACGCATTGCCTGATTGGATTCCTGCTTTACAATTCTCATTTGCTGAAGCTGAATTATCTAATTTACATCTTAACAATATTGAGAATGGTTTCTTACCATTAGTGATGGTTAATATGAACAATGGTATTCCAGCTCCTGAAGAAAGAGATACGATTGAAGACCTAATAGAATCTAAGTTTACAGGCACTAGAAATGCTGGTAGATTTATGATTTCATTTAACGATGACCCAGAGAGAAAGCCAACAATTGATGTAATCTCAACTGATAATTTGCATGACAAATACAAATACGTTGCAGAATACGCACAAGATAGAATCTTAGTTGGACATAGAGTAACATCTCCATTATTATTTGGTATTAGAACTGTATCTAACGGATTTAGTTCTCAATCAGAGGAAATGAAAACAGCTTACTCTATCTTACAAACAATGACAATTAATCCATTCCAAAACTTAATCATAAACTTCTTATCAGAAGCTTTAGCAGAAGGTGGATATGAGGATACTGAATTGTATTTTGAGCAATTAACTCCATTGGTAATTCTTTCTGAAACAGCTGAAGAAACAGGACAAAGTGTTGAGGAAGTACAGGATGATATTAACGAACAATCTGAAAACCCAGCTGAAATAGAGGATAACCCATCAGCAAAGGATAGTAATATTGAAACTGAAACCTTAATGGACTTTCAAAAATCCAATCCTAATTTCTCTAAAAACTTTGAAACATATAAAAAATAATTGATATGGCATACGCTTTATTTATAACAAGAAACGATATTATAAAAAACACTCCACTGCAAGGTTCAATAGATGCAGATAGATTGTTAAACTTTGTGAGAACTGCACAAGACAAATACATCCTAAATCTTTTAGGTACTGTGTTGTTTGATAAGTTACAATTAGAGATTGCTAATGGTACATTTAACCAATTGGATGTTTATTATCAGGACTTAATGAAGGAACATATCAAGCCTACTCTTATATGGTACGCTGTGGTGGAATATCTTCCATTCTCTGGTGTTCAATTCAAAAGTGAAGGTGCAGTTAAGCATGAGACAGAAACAGCAAAATCAGTAACTAAAAACGAAGTAGATTACCTATTACAAAAATCTATGAACAATGCTGATTACTACGCTACAAGAATGCAGAACTATTTGATTTCATATTCTAATCAGATTCCTGAATACTATGAATCAGTTGGTAACCAAACACAAATCTATCCTGATATGGGTAATGCTTATTTCGGTGGAATAAATTTATAATAACTTATGGCTAACATAGTAAATAACATTGGTACAAACTATGTACTCTATTACAACATAGTAAATTACTTCAAAACAATAATGAAGAACCATCCCTCTATTCAAAGAGTAAGTTATGGTGATGATTTTGGTTTAGATAATGATGAGTTTCCTCAATATCCATTGGGTAACATTCTAATATCTAGCGCAAGATTTGGTGAGAAGGTAATTAAATTTCAAGTTCAATTAACTATTGCTGATAAAGCTAAGGATAAGAACAATGAAAGTATTGGAGTGTATAATGAGCAAGATGTTCCTTTCTATGGTACGGATGATACATTTGATATTCATGCCAATACGTTGTCTATCCTGAACGATTTATTAGCTTATACTGATAGAGGTGTGAATGCATTTGAATACACCACAGAACCTAACGCAGTAGCATTTAAGAACGAAATGCCAAATGGTTTAGCTGGATGGGTTTGTACCTTTGAATTAGAAGCATTCAATCAAGCAGATATTTGTTTATATCCTAATTTAGCTGGAAACGCTTCTGAAATTAAAGGAGTACAAACTGATTGTTAATGAAAACATTAGAAGATGTAGCCAAAACGTATCAATCCCTTGCCAACTTATATATGATAAGTGGGAATTGGAAACCTGCGTATAAGACTGGTAACCTATATAAAACGGTCCAATCTTTTAACACACCTTCTAATATGATTACACAGCAACAGGCTTCAAGTGTAACAAGCTTAAATCTACCTCAAACTTCTTTCAATGTATCTCTACAATTTGCACCTCCGGGCGCAGAGTATGGTAGATGGGTAGAATGGGGTAATGGTACAGGCGTTGGAGCTGGTAATCCAAGACCATTTGCTGAAGAAGCATCCAAAGACCCTTTATTAAAGAAAACAATAGATGCGTATATTGGTGGATATGTAGAAAAAGATTTCATACCTGTAATAGAAATAGGGTTGAAAAGAGCATTCCGTAGTTTAGCTTCAGAGAGAGCAGCCCGATAACCATCAAATACTTTTCCTTCTAAAAAGGTTAAAATATAAAAAGATTATAGATGTCACTTAGTATAACTCAATATCCAGCATCGTGTTCATTAGCACAATCACCTACTATATTCACTCTTTCGGAGAGTGGACAGGTATATACATCTGCATCATTCCAATATTATTTAGACCTTTATTATTGGGCTGGGACACCATCAAATTCAGGTTCGGTACAAAATTACACCCTCGTAAAATATCCAAACGCAAGTAGTGTTGGTATCTTTGATGTAAGCCGTATCCTAAATTCAACACTTACATCATCCGCACAAGCTGATGACTCAAATGTAAAATATTTCAAAGCTGATGGGTATTGGAGATACCAATCAGGTTCCCAATTTGTAACTAGCTCTCATATTGAAAGTGGTGTTTATAAAGCATTAGATGGATACGCAATATTTGATGAACCAATCGGACAACAAATTACATCTAAATCTATACATTGGCCGTTAATGACAGATGGACCTGTTTCTCAATCAGTATTAGATACGGATTTTGGAACATCAGGGGTTTATGTAGGTACAACTGGTGGTAGTGTTCCAACTAAGATAGTTTATTCAGGTTCTTTAGGAAATGGTGCATTCAACTTAAGTGGTAGTGTATCATCATCAGAGCAGATACAACAATACCCACAGGCACCACAGGAAGCAGGCTTCCCGATTAGCATAGCATCAGATTGGTACACAATTCAAGCTTTTAGTGGAAGTTCCGCATTAGGGACGCCTATATACTTTGATGTGGTGTGTAAGCAGAAGTATCCTAATATAAGAATTAAGTGGAAGAATAGATACGGACAATTTGATTGGTTTGATTTTTATATGGTAAACCGTCAATCATTCTCTACAACTGTAAGAGGTTATCAACCACAATTAGGAACATGGACTGGTACATCATTATCTTATAACCAATACGATAGTTCAAACTTAAATTATATAGTAGACTCTAAGCAATCTATTTCAGTTAATACTGATTGGGTGCCTGAAAGCTACAACGAAATATTCAAACAATTGTTAGTTTCTGAAGAAATATATTGGGTTAAATCACAAACTGATTTAGCACCATTAACAATTGCTACCGATTCGGTAACATTCAAAACAGGTGTTGTTGATAAGGTTATTCAATATGGATTTGATTTTGATTTTGGACAAGGTTATAAACTTATATTATAATGGGAGTATTAAGTACACAAGGAATACAATTTCAATTAGTTGCAAACGATACAATCTTAGATTTATTTAAGGATGAAGACATTTTGCTATCTGATAATGTTACAGGTCTATTTGATTTGGGCATTATACCTGCCGATTTTACTCGTCAGATTACGTTGCCAGGTACCAAGAAGAACAATGCGTTCTTTGAGCATGTTTATGATATTAGTGTATTTAATCCTGATACTTTCGCTACAAACATAAAAGTTCCTGCTTATTTAGATTTTGGTGGATTATATCTTTCGCAAGGTTATCTACAATTAAATAAGGTAAACGTATTTGCTAACAAATTTATTGATTCATACGAAGTAACAGTCTATGGAGCAGTATCTTCTTTTGCTAGAGAGATTAATAGAAGTTATTTAACTGATTTAACTTCATTATCTGCATACAATCACACATCATCTTATACTAATATTTCAGCAAGTTGGAGTGGAGATTTATTCTCTGGTTCAATTGTATATCCATTAGCAGAATATGGACAAAGATTAGAATTTACAAAAGGTAATCTTAATCAGTTTGGTGTTGATGATATAGCTGGTGCATTAAGTACACAAGATTTCAAACCAGCTATTAAAGCAAAGATAGTATTAGATGCAATATTCAATGAAGCTGGATACACCTACTCATCATCATTTATAGATAATGGTGGATTAGATGGAATTTATTTAGTATGTAATAGAGCACTTCGTTATCCAGTTTATAGTGATGTTAATTTAGAAACATACGGAGTTGTTAAAGTTGGAGCAATCACTGGTAGTGGTATGACAGATGTCCAATTACCTGCTGATACGTTTGTTACCCTTCCTTGGTATAACAAATTAGAAGACCCACAAAATTTTTATAATAATGGTGCATATAGAATAGAAGCATCAAGCTCACTTAGAGGAATACTAAATCTTAATATTAATGTAAGTTGTTCGGTAAATAATATGCCTGGCACTTTTTCAGCAAATGGAACATGGCAATATCGTTTAATTGAGACTGGTAGTAGTACTGCATATTCATTAAGTGCAATTCAATCTTATATACAATTCTTTGATGAATTACAGCAAAGTAGAAGTGGTGGGATTAATACAACGTACCAATTGCAAAGTGAATTTACAACAGGTGAAATCCCAGCAGGAAATTATTATTTTCAAATTAAGCAGAGACCGAATGTATCTACGGGTACATTACCAACTGTAACGATGGACCCATTAGGTACAAGTAAATCATTTTTACAAATAACAAAAGTAAATGCGGCTGCAGATGGTAGAGTAATAAATATACCTCTTAATATGCCATTTGGTACATCAGGTATTAAGCAGATTGATTTTATAACATCTATACAAAAGAAATTTAACTTAGTAATATATCCATCCAAAACACAAATAAATCAATTTATTATAGAACCATTTAACCAATGGTATAGTAAAGGTAGAAGATGGGATTTTAACAAATATATTAACTTAAACGATAGATTAGAAGTAATACCAGCAAACAATTTAGCTGTGAACGAATTGAACTTTGGTGATACATTAGACCAGGATTATATTTCACAACAATTTAGTAAAGCTGCCAATAGAGAATTTGGTAAAACATATTATACGGATTTACAAAACTTCTTCTCACAAGGTAAGTTTGAAGTTAAAACATCAGTATCATCAACACAATTATTACAAGTAGCAGGAACAGGCATATCCGGTTCAGTAGCAGGATTAAATCCAACGCAGCAAGTATATTACGCAGGTACTTATGGAATGAGTATAAGTGGTAATCCTCGTACTGTTTGTCAATTAAACTATGATTATGTAGATGTTTATACTATTGATGGAACAATTGGAATTGGTAATACACTATATGCAGATTTATCTGGTACTATACCATATACAGGTTATAGAACTTTATATGATTTAGGTGCATGTGATTTATATAGTATTGACCCTTCAACCGCTGTATTAAGTTACTATATGGGAAGATGTACTGATTTCGGAGAACCTTGTATCTAAAAAAATAATATTATATGGCACAAATTATACCAATATTCATACCAACTTACATATCTGACCAGAATTATTCTCCAACCAGAGTACAACCTCGTTTGCTTTATTATAATGGACAAGTTGATTGTGAATCATATTATTTAATAGATGGAGATAGTGTTACACATGAAACAACTCAATTTCCATATTTTGACAATTATAGTGTACCATCAGGTTCACAATTTCCTACAACAGGTTCTAAATCTCTTTTATATTTTAATGAACAACCTGTTTATGGTTCTCAGCCAACCGCATCTTTGTATTCAGAATATTGGAGTTCTTATGTAAACCTATTGTATAACCCTAGAACTCGTTTACTTAACGCCTCAGCGGTTATTCCATTGGGGGATTACTTTGAGATGGAACTGAATGATATTGTTGAATTTAGAGGAAATGATTACCATTTAAGAGCAATAAACGATTATAACCTAAGTACTGGTGAATGTAATATCCAACTTTTAGGACCAATCTTAGAGGGTTCATTAAATATCCAACCTTAAATGTTATAATACTATGATAAAGAATATAATAGACCTTTTGGTAGCTAAAGATTACTATGGTGTATCGGATAGAGTGGATTTCGCTAAAGGTAGTAGAAAGATTCCTTATACATGGAAACAAGTGAAACAATTAATAAAACGCATGTGGCATGGCCGATAATACAACAACATATAATGTAGTAGTTGAAACCGAAGTAACTGGAGGTGAAGAAGTTAAGCAATTGGGCGATGATGCTGAAGGTGCCGGTGGTAAATTCAAATCACTAAGAGGCCAAATCAGAGAAACCACTGTTCAATTGCAGAAACTTGCGGATGAAGGTAAACAGGGTAGTGCAGAATTTGAGAAACTAAGAACTAAATTAGATGAATTAAATGATGCGCAAGATAAAGTTAATTTCCAAGCCGGTCAATTTGATGACCAGTTAGCATCTTTGCCTGGTCCTATTGGACAAGTAGGTGGAGCTATTCAAGGATTCAACGAAGGATTAAACAAATTCAGTTTAGGTTTCAAATTAGCATTAGGAGCTGTTGGACTTATTATAGGTGCTTTTGCTGCACTGAAAGAATCCCTAAGTAGAACTGAAGAAGGTCAAGCTAAATTAAATAAAATATCTGAAGCATTCACCAAAATAATGAATGGTGTATTTGCTGTTATTGAACCTATTGCTATGGCATTGGCTGATTTAGTAATTGGTTTATTAGAGAATGATAAAGTAATGAAAGTACTATCCACAACAATGGGAGTACTATCAGGCGCATTTACCGCAGTATTTGGAGTAGCTAAAGAGTTAGGTGGATTTATTATTAACAACTTAGTAAACTCATTCAAAACACTTGTTGGTGTTGCTAGTGGAGCTGGTAAAGTTCTTAAAGGTGTGTTCACATTTGATTTAGATTTAATTAAAGAAGGTGTATCACAAGTTGGTAATACAGTTAAAACAGGCTTTACATCCTTTGTAGATAACGCAAAGAATACCGTAAAAGGTATTGGTACTGCAGTTGTT